TTTTTTTTTTTTTTTTTATATCCTTAACAGGATAACCATTTTTTGTGGATTTTATTTTCTTCAAGTTTATAAAGGACTTTGTGGGTCCTTTCAAAGAAATACCGAGCGTATCACTGTATTGTTCATCCGTACAATGTCAACAGGATTTCTCAGCACTCCTCAGGGTGTTAGACAATGGGTTTACGCCTCCCATGCCTTTGCAGGTCTTAATTTCGAACACTTTTAAAGTGCCCTCTTTGAGCTTTCATCTTCATAATTCTCTTGTGTCTCTTCCATTCCTCAGGAGTCATCACTCGATTTTTATTACTTGTTATGCTCTTTTCCTTATGTTCCATAGTTCTAGAAGCCACTTTTACATTAGTTGGTCGATATGCTCTCATTCTAGGAGCAGGACCAGGTGCATTAGGGATTTGATTTCTAGGTTTGGTAACCATAATTCTACCAGGAGGATTCTTCTCACTGGAAATTTTTTTTGCCACATCTCCTCTTACAAAGGTCTGTGGATTTATGAATCCATTGTTTGTTGAAGCACTATCAATCCATTTAATAGCCTGTTTTCCAATAATTGATGCATTATCTAACCATGGAAGTGCAGTTGATACTACATTTTTGATACCATCAAAAAACCATTGTCCAGTGTAATTTTCACGATACTTAACAGCAATCGGAGCATCACGCCTTAATGCAGAAATAATTTTCATAGCTATTGGATCATAAGCTGGAGATTGGTAACATAAACTCAACAATTCTTGATCTTCAGATCCTGGTGCACATTCAACATACCAAATAACTTGGATATTAAAGGCAGCAACCGGATTAACACCAGTTACAAACACACCTGATTGTTGGATTGGATAAGTTCTTTGAGCTTCACACCCAAAATCCCTGAAAGTTGTAGTAACTCCAGAAACCAAATGGTCATCTGACAAAGCCACTTCATAAGGTTTTGTAAACCATAGATTGTTATTTTCTACTTCCATACTGACATCCTGGGTATCAGGGGCTAGAACAGCGAATGAATATTCAGGTAATTCTATTGGAATTTTCTCATCATTGAAATCAACGGCTATATAGCACCCTTCTTTGGATTTCCATTGCTTTGTATCAGGCATTAAAAGAGCATTTTCTACAGAAGCAGGGGGCAATTTTACCAATTGTGCTGTTCCTTGCATCCTCCGAAATACTGGAGGTATCAACTCTGTGGTACATGTTCCATTCCAAAATTCTTTCAATTTTTGGGGCTGATTTTGTCTAAATGCAGTAATTGTTCCTTGCTGGTACAATTCTGCAGTGACATCCTGAATTTCCATTCCAATACCTATAACCCTCATGTTATCAGCTAAATCTTCATCAGATAACTCCAATGAACCAAGAATAACTGGAGAAGCTGCTGCAGGTGGAAAAACAAAATTAGTTCCAGAAGCGGGTTGTGCTTGTATCATAACTCCACCCCATGACATGTCTGTAGCTAAATGATTCCATTTAATCAGATTATTTTTCCTCGAGGTTGTCTCAATGAAAGTACTTTGCTGAGCTAATGGAGTAACAATAACACTCAAATCCCAAGGAGTTGTTTGTGAAGGTAATCCTCCAGTTGTTAGAGTTACTGTCTTACTCTTTTTAATACATCTAGCAATTGAATGTCCATTATAAGAATCTGGATATCCAACTGGTTTGATGGGTTTATCATGGAAAGGATCAAATCTTTCAATGATATATGCTCTTCCTGCATCCGTCAATTCACATGAAGGAGTCATAGAAAGAGTTTTCAATAAGCGTTCACCTTTGGTATCAGCGAGAGCCATATAATAGTTTTTAAATCCACCACCACCGAAAACTTTCTCTGACTGAAAAAAAAATTTAAAATCAATCAAAAGTTTTCTCTGAGCCTGGATGGTACGTCCATGTTCAGCTAAAAAACTATTTTGTATAAATCCACCACATTGTCTAGTAGATAAATATTTTTGTTTACTTTCAAACCCCATATGTAGGGATAAGAAATCCATCTCAGTATAACCAGCTTGTTCTTCAAGAATAGCTTTCAGTAAGAGAGGTTGATCAGATACACTAATTGTGAACCTAATAAATTCCATGATTTTCTCAAACAACCACTTTTCAGGAACAGAAAGTGAAGCTAATGCTATAAGTTTGCAAAAATATTGTGTTTCATCCAGCTTACTCATTCCCATACGAGTAATACTGCTACATATTTTTCCAATTCTTGGATAGCCATAATACTTATTTAATCCTTCATGGAAGAGGGCAGTACTGCCTAAAAATTCATGTCTAGGGTCTATTCTCCCTTTAATTTGAGTTACCAAAATGCTTGATGGTTTAACAACCATATTAAATCTGGAATAAATTTCAACTTCATCTCTCTGAAATTCTTCTATCGAAGACCATCCGAAAAAATCAAAATTTGCTGCTCCCATTTTATCATCTGAATATAACCCAACAAAGGCATTATTATCAATTTCCTCTAACGAAGGATATCGATGATTTTTATTCTCAAATGCATAAACAAACATATACAATATGATCATATCATGCAATAATGAATTGTCAGTTGGAGTATTATTAGCTCCACTATTGTTACCAGTTTGTCTCATAACAATTGTTCCATCAGGACAAACACAAAAAGGGAAAACTGAATGAAATACAGTATGAAAATAAATTTCATTAAATTCCGGTAAATGTTTGACTAATTTCCATCGCAAATAATAAACCCAATATAAGTAAGCAGTTCTATCATAACCACTGGCATCACTCTGGAAAGCATGCGTGAAACCTTCAAGTTTTTTGAAAAATCTATTTAAGC